GAGGCGCGGCGCGGGTCGCTCTATGCATTCCGGTTCCGCGATCCTTTCGATTATTCGTCCGCGCCGGGCAATAGTCCGCCGACCTATCTCGATCAGAAACTGGGCAGCGGCGACGGGGCGACGACACGCTTCCAGCTCATCAAGAGCTACGAGACCTATGACCGCCCGGTGACGCGTCCGGTGGCCGGTTCCGTGACCGTCGGTGTCAATGGCGCGCATATGCAGGAAGGCGAAGCGTTCACGGTCGATCTTGCAACCGGGCAGGTCACATTCAAGCCAGGCTATGTGCCGGGCGTCGGCGTTGCGGTGACGGCCGGGTTCCTGTTCGACGTGGCGGTGCGTTTCGACACGGACCGGCTTACGGCCAGCATCGCCTCGTTTCGCGCCGGTGAAATTCCTTCCATTCCCATCGTCGAGGTGAAGTCATGATCCCGGTTCCGGCAGCGCTTGAATCACATTTGCAGGGCGAGGTGACAACCCATTGCTTCGCATGGATTATCCGCCGTCAGGATGGCGTGGTTCTGGGTTTCACCGATCATGACCGGACACTCCCGGTCAATGGCGTTGCCTGTGAACCGCAGACGGGAATGAACAGTTCCGAAGCCTCGACCACGCTTGGCCTTTCTATCGCGGGTGGCGAGGTTGAAGGCGCGCTGTCATCCGCGAGTATCAGCGATACGGATATCGAAAACGGGCGCTATGACGGGGCGGCGATAGAGGTCTATCTGGTGAACTGGTCCGCACCCGATCAGTTCATGCTGTTGCGCCGTTGGACGGCGGCGAAGATCAGCCGTTCGGGCGCAAGCTTCGTCATGGAGCTGAAAGGCATTGCGGCCCTGTTCGACGCGGTGCGCGGCAGGCGGATCATGCGCCTTTGCGATGCCAGTCTGGGCGACGGGCGCTGTGGCGTAAACCTTGGCGATCCGCTTTATTTTGCGAATGGCGTTGTCGTCACGGCGGGCAGCACGGAACTGACGGCAACCGGCCTTGCCGGTTTCGCGCCGGGCTGGTTCACCAATGGCTATCTCACCTGGACGAGCGGCAGCAATGCGGGCGCGAAAATTCGTGTGCTGGATCATGGCGGCGTCACGTTGCGGCTCAGCGAACCGCCGGTTCTGCCGATTGCGGCAGGCGATATGTTTCGCGTGATCGCAGGCTGCGACAAGAGCTTTGCCACCTGCAAGGCAAAATTTGCCAATGGCGTGAATTTTCGCGGCTTCCCGCATCTGCCGGGCAACGATGCCGCTTACACCTATGTCAATGGCGATCAGGAATATGACGGGAGCGCGCTGGTCCAATGACGATGGCCGAACGTGTTCTCATCGAGGCCGAACGCTGGATCGGCACGCCCTATCGACACGGCGCGTCTACGCTTGGCGTGAGTTGCGATTGCCTCGGTCTGGTGCGCGGCATATGGCGGGCGCTTTATGGCTGCGAGCCGGAAGATGCCGGTGCCTATGCGCCCGACTGGGGTGAAGTGACGGCTAGGGACCGGCTGCTCGAGGCCGCATCCCGGCACATGCTCCGGCGCGAGACCGGCGAGGCGCGGTCGGGCGATCTCATCGTCTTCCGCTGGCGGGCCGATGTGGCGGCGAAACATCTTGGCATCATGAGCCGCGAGAACCGCTTCATCCATGCCTATGAGGGCCACGGCGTTCTGGCCTCGGCGCTGGTGCCGCAATGGCGCAGACGCGTGGCTGGAATCTTTATTTTTCCCGAAAGGACAGACTGACCCATGGCGACAATCGTTCTGCAAGCCGCAGGTGCTGCCATTGGCGGTATATTCGGCCCGGTTGGCGCGGCGCTTGGCGCGGGCCTTGGAGCCATGGCGGGCTATAGCATCGACACGGCGTTGATCAATTCCACCCGCCGCAGCGAAGGCGCAAGGCTTTCCAGCGGCCGCGTCGTGACGGCGGAAGAAGGCGCAAGCCTCCCGTTCATCTATGGCACGGCGCGTGTTTCCGGCACGCTGATCTGGGCGACCCGTTTTGAGGAAAGCGCCACCACAGAACGCCAAGGCGGCAAGGGCGGGCCGAAGGTCACGAGTTACAGCTATTTCGGCAATGCCGCCTATGCGGTGGCCGAAGGTGAGATCGCGTTCATCCGTCGGGTCTGGGCCGATGGACAGGAACTCGATCTCACCGAAATTGAAATGCGTGTCTATCGCGGTGACGGCGCGCAGCAGCCCGATCCGCTGATCGAGGCCAAGCAGGGTACCGGCAATGCGCCCGCCTATCGCGGCACGGCCTATGTCGTGTTCGAACGCATCCCGCTCGACACTTTTGGCAACCGGCTGCCGCAATTCGAATTCGAAGTGGTGCGCCCGGTCGGCAAGGTGGCGCGAGATCTGCGCGCGGTGGCGCTCATTCCCGGCTCGACTGAATTCGGGCTGATGCCCGATCCGGTCACCGACGAGCCGACACCGGGAACCAAGCGGTCACTGAACCGCAATGCGGTGCGCGCCCGCAGCGACTGGACGGCGGCGCTTGACGAGTTGCAGGCGCTTTGTCCCGGTCTGCGCCATGTGGCGATTGTGGTGCCATGGTTTGGTGACGATCTCAGGGCAGGTTTTTGCCATATCCGCCCCGGCGTAACCGAACTTTCGGTGCGCAAGCCAAGCCACGTCTGGAAGGTGGAAAATGTTGCGCGCTCTGCCGCGCATCTCATCTCGATGAATGGCAGCGGGTCGGCCTATGGCGGCACGCCATCGGACGAAAGCGTTATCGCCGCCATCCGCGATGCCAGGGCGCGGGGCTTGGGCGTGACGCTCTATCCGTTCATCATGATGGATATTCCGGCAGGCAATACGCTGCCTTCCCCTTATGACGGCGCCGGGCAGCCGTCCTATCCGTGGCGCGGGCGCATTACCTGTCATCCGGCAATCGGTTTCGTCGGCACGCCCGACAAGACGCCGGAGGCGGCGGATCAGGTGACGGCTTTTGTCGAAGGCGAGTGGGGTTATCGTCGTTTCCTGCGCCATTGCGCCGATCTGGCGGTGCAGGCGGGCGGCGTCGATACATTCCTGATCGGTTCGGAATTGCGCGGTCTCACCAGCATTCGCGATGCGCGCGCGAGCTTTCCGTTTGTGACAAGCCTCTGTTCGCTGGCCGCAGAAATGCGCCAGCTTCTGGGTAGCGCCTGCCACATCACCTACGGCGCGGACTGGACGGAATATTTCGGCTATCAGGCGCAGGACGGAACCGGCGATCTGTTCTTCAATCTCGATCCGCTCTGGTCGCACCCGGCCATCAATGCCATCGGCATCGACAATTACATGCCACTGGCCGACTGGCGCGACGGCGACCTTGACGGCGGCAATCCGGACGGTTTCGACGGGCCCTATGATTTTGCCGGTCTCACCAGCCAGATCGAGGGGGGCGAGGGCTATGACTGGTATTATGCCAGCGATACCAATCGCACCGCGCGGCAGCGCACGCCGATCACCGATGGGCTGGCGGGAAAGCCGTGGGTCTATCGCTACAAGGATATCCGCGAATGGTGGAGCAACCCGCATTTCAACCGTATTGGCGGGGCTGAAGCGACAAGCCCGACCAGCTGGGTTCCGCAGTCGAAACCGATCTGGTTTACGGAGCTTGGCTGCCCGGCGGTGGACAAGGGGCCGAACCAGCCCAATGTCTTTCCCGATCCGAAATCGTCGGAAAATGCGACGCCCTATTTCTCGAACGGTGCACGTTCCGATGCCGCCATGGAGCGATTTCTGCGCGCCCATTACCAGCACTGGCCAACGGCGAATGCCATGTCACCTGTCTATGGCGGACCGATGCTGGATATGGATCGCATCTATCTCTGGGCGTGGGACACGCGACCTTTTCCGGAGTTTCCGCTCAGCAGCAGTACTTGGGGCGATACCGCAAACTGGCGTCTCGGCCATTGGCTGAACGGGCGTCTGGGCGGCGTGGCGCTTGATGAGCTGATTGCGGCGATCCTTGCCGATTTCGGTCTGCCGCAGGCCGATTGTTTGGAGGCCGATGGCTATCTCGCCGGTTTCGTCATCGCGGAATCATCGACAGCGCGCGGCGTGCTGGAGCCGCTTTTGAACGTCTTCGGCGTGCACGGCTTCGAGC